GCTCGTAACGCTCACCCCGATCATCCTCCCCCATAAGTTGTACGGGATGAGCATTGCGGACCTTGTAATGGATCTGCAACTGCTGAAATCCACGGTGTTCCGGCAGATCCTCGACAACATGTATCTCGCCAATAACGGGAGATACATGGCCCTTGATGGCATGGTGAACATCGATGACCTACTCACGTCGAGGCCGGGCGGGATTGTTCGCGTTAAAACTTTTGATGCTGTCAAGCCGATGCAACCGCCCTTGCTCGGCGCTCCTGCGTTCAACCTCCTTGAGTACATCGACACGATCAAGGAGAACCGGACGGGGGTTACTCGCTACAACCAAGGGTTGGATGCGGACAGCCTCAACAAGACTGCGACCGGCATTAGCCAGATCATGTCGGCTGCTCAGTCTAGGGTGGAACTCGTGGCTCGCGTCTTTGCGGAGACGGGGGTAAAGGATCTCTTCTACGCCATCCTGGAGGCCGTTCAGAAGCATCAGGATCAAGCCAAGGTCATTCGGCTCCGTAACGAATGGGTGCCGATGGACCCGAGGGAGTGGACTTCCCGATTCGACCTCTCGGTTACGGTGGGTCTCGGTACTGGAAGCAAGGAATCGCAGCTCGCGGCCCTTGCGGAAGAAGCGCAGTTCCAGCTTGCCGCTATCCAGTCTGGGCTGCCGATCATCCTCCCGGAGAACGTCTACAACCTCCGCATGAAGGCTTTGGAGGCGAAGAACATCAAAGGGGGGGATCTTTTCTACACCCATCCCTCCAAGTTCCCGCCGCCGGCTGGGCCGCAGCAAGACCCCAAGATGCTGGAGGTTCAAGCGGGGATTCAGGCCGATCAGGCGAAGCTCCAGATTTCGGCCCAGAAAGCCCAAGCCGGCATCCAGCAGAAGCAGGAAAAAATGGTGCATCAGGTGCAGATGGACCATGCCCGGATGCAACTGGAGCGGGAGAAGGCCGAGTTTCAGGCTCGGATGGAAAGAGAAAAGGCTCTTGCCGAGCACCAGCGGGAAGTCGAAAAGCTGGAGATGGAAAAGGCAAGGGTGCGCCTGGAGATCGAGCTGGAAAGGGCAAAGGCTGCCGCCGGCATGCAGTTGGAGCGCGAGAAAGCCGCCTCAGACGCGCAGATCAAGCGCGAGAAAAAGAAGAAGGCTTCGGAGCCTGAGGGCTAATGCCGTCCACGACTCACGCTGCGCCAGCGTTTGCGCTACTTGAGGAGCGTCTTCAGCAGATAGAGGAAAACGGCGCCCCTCCTGGGAACCACGGCCACCCGATGAGCGAGGTGACGGGCTTACAGGCGGCGCTGGATGGGAAGCAGCCCGCAGGGAACTACGCGGACGCCTCCCATAGCCACGACTCCGCCTATGCTGCGGCGAATCACAACCACGACGCGGCTTACGCAGCGGCGAATCATACGCACGCGGGATTGGGGTTGGGCGGATCAGCCGCTTTGCCGGCGACGACCGGGACCATGACAGCAAATATGGCGGCGGCGAGGGTGCTGACGATCACCCCTACAGGCGCATGCACGTTCAACGCCTCCGGCGGAACGGTGGGGCATGAAGTGACCTTCGCCATCACCACGAGCGGGACTACCAGTTTCGTCCTGACGTGGGGTACGGGGTTCAGGAAGGCCGGGACGCTGGCGACCGGCACGACTTCAGGGCGGTTTTTCTCCGTCACCTTCGTTTGCGTGGCGGCCAATACATGGCAGGAAATCGGGAGAACGGCGGTGCTGTCGTGAATCCAGAAGAAGCCGTTGCTAGGGCAGAGCGAGCAAAGCAACTCTTGGAAGACCCGATGCTGAAGGAAGCCTTCAGTGCATCGGAGGATGCCCTTAACCGGGCGGTGAGATCCGCCAAGACTCCTGAAGAAGCCTTCAAGGCCGCGATTGCCTGCCAGGTCTTCGACCTCATTAAAGGCTCAATCGAGGGCCATATCACCACGGCCAAGATCATTGAGTACAACTTCAAGCCGTCGCTGAGAGAGCGAATCGGCCTTTAGGAATACCGCGCAAGCGGGAGCAGTAAAGCGGACGCAGAAGCCGCTCTTAAAACAAGGAAGTCATGGAAACGACCCAAGCTCAAGCGCCGGAGCAATCCCAAGCGCCGCAGCCGGTACATCCGATCCTGCAAGAACAGTCGATTGTTGACCGGCTTACCAAGTACGTAAAAGACAACCCGGATAACGACCCGGAGCATCCTGAAGACTCGTCAACGCCCCGTCCGGCGGAAGAGGCCCCACAAGAAGCCGCCGCCCCGGAAACTGAGGAAACAGCCCTAGAGCTGGACGAAGAAACGCCGTTCTTCGACCTCGACTACAACGGCGAGAAGAAGAAACTCTCCGCGAAGGAGATCCGGGAAGGGTGGCTTGCGAAGCAGGACTACCACCGGAACATCCAGAAGGTTAAGCAGCAGGAAGCCGAGCTTCAGCAGAAGGCCCACCAAGCCGCTTTAGCTGCGCAGCAGGAATACCTGCAACGCCTGGAGGTTCACAAGCAGGCAGTCGCACGTCTTGCTGGCGTTAAGTCCATGCAGGAGATCGAGGCGCTGTCTCGGGAAGACCCGGCAGCCGCCCAGCAGGAGTTTCTGAAGCTCCTGAACGTGAACCAGACGCTCCAGGCCATCGAGGCGGAGAAGCACCAAGCCGTCCAGCAGCACCAGCAAGCCCTCCGTGCCGCCCATGCTCAAGCCGTGGAGAAGGCGCGACAGACGCTAGAGGCCGAGGTTCCTAACTGGAGCCCCGACCTCTACAACAAGGTTCTGGGGTCCGTAGCCAAAGACTACGGATTCAAGAACGAAGAAGTTGAACCTGTAGTTGATCCTCGCTTAATCAAGGTTTTCCACGACGCTTACCAATACAGGCAGCTCCAAAAAGCCAAGCCCGAGATTAGTAAGAAAGTCGTGGCGGTTCCCAAGGTTGTGAAACCCGGAAGCGCCGAGAAGCCGAATCCCGCGAGTGAAGCCGCGCAACAACTTGAACGCAGATTCAAGAAAAGCGGCGACTGGAGAGATGCAGCCCAGCTGTATCTCGCTCGACAAAAACAAAAATAAGCAAAGGGAAAAGCTATGGCCGCTCCTACCGGCACGTATCAGACGCACCAAGCAGTTGGAAACCGTGAAGACCTCACGGACATGATCTTCGACATCAGCCCGACCGAGACGCCGTTCTCCTCGGCCGCGCCGCGTGTCAAAGCCAAAGCCGTCTTCCACGAGTGGCAGACGGACTCCCTCGCGGCTGCGGCGACGAACCGCAACATCGAGGGTGACGACAGCTCCGTGAATACGGCTGTCCCGACCGTTCGCCTCGGCAACTACTGCCAGATCTTCAAGAAGACCATCCAGGTCTCCGCGACGCAGGAAGTTGTTGACAAGGCCGGGCGTGATTCGGAAGTCGCCTACCAGCTCATGAAGCGCGGCAAGGAACTGAAGCGCGACATCGAGTTTGCCCTGACCCGCAACCAAGGCTCCTCGGCCGGCGGTGCGGCGACGGCGCGCTCGCTCGCTTCGACCGAGTCGTGGATCGCGGGCAACAAGACCTCCAAGGGTACGGGTACGGCGCAGACGACTCCGGGCTTTGCCTCGGGGACGGTTGCGGCTCCGACCGACTCGACCGCTGCCAGCTCGTTCAACGTGAACGACCTCAAGAACATGCTGGCGGAAGCGTGGTCGGACGGCGGCGAGCCGCAAATCGCCCTCGTGGGTCCGAATGCGAAGAAGAAGATCTCCGGCTTCACCGGGATTGCGACGCTCTACCGTGAGACTTCGGCCACGGCGAAGGGCACCCGCATCATCGGTGCGGCGGACATCTTCGTTCACGACTTCGGCGAAGTCCGCATCGTCCCGTCGCGGTTCTGCCGCGACCAGACCGTCCAACTGCTCGACATGGACTACTGGGCGGTGGCGATGCTTCGCGGCATCACGAAGGAGAAGCTGGCGAAAACCGGCGACTCCGAGAAGTGGCACCTCGTCACGGAACTCACCCTTGAGTCCCGCAACGAACTCGCCAACGCGAAGATCACGGACGTTGACGGCTCGATCTAATAACAACTAGCGAGCCTTTCGGGGGCGGGGAGAAATCCTCGCCCCCTTTTCTTTCATGAAACGAATCCTAAGCCACGACCCGGATTTCGGCGTCACAGAGATTTTCCACTACGACAACCTGACCGGTGACGTTCACATCGAGACCGTCCAGGACGTAGAGGGGCATCTAGACCACAGCCGGGAGCTGGCGAACGACGATCAGTACACGAAGGACGGAATCAAGGACGGGATGTGGCACTACGCGCACATCCCGATTGTTGTGCAAATGCGCTGGCTCTCCGAATACGGCTCCAAGAACTGGCCGATGAGACCGGGCAACGAGAAGCTACTTTTCCGACTCCTGAACAGCCCTGAATACAAATATTTGAAGACTACTAACAAGATCCATCTCGGCAAATGACCGACGCTGAACTACGGAAGGCGCTTAGTTACGACGAGAAGACGGGCGAGTTTAGGTGGCTTGCAAGTCACGGGAGAGCGAAGAAGGGCAGCATCGCCGGATGCATTGGCCTGTGCAACGGTAGGAGATACAGGCTCATCGGCCTGCACGGCGATATGTACCTGGCTCACCGCTTGGCGTGGCTCTACAAGACAGGGCACTGGCCTGATAGAGACATCGACCACGCGGACGGGAATGGGCTGAACAACAGTTGGGCTAATTTGCGCCTCGCCACACGCACAGAGAACAACGCGAACGCAAGGTTGAGAAAAGACAACACCACCGGCCATAAAGGTGTCGTGGCGGGGTGGGGAGGACGATTCCTGGCGAGGATTCAGGTGGCCGGCAAGAACAGGCACCTAGGCACGTTCGATACCATCGAACAAGCCGCAGAGGCGTACAGAAAGGCGGCGAAGGAAGCGTTCGGAGACTTCGCTAACGCATGAGCGAAGATCCATACGGGGTAGCGGCGGACCTCGCCGCGCAGGGCAGGGAGGATTTGGCATACGCGAAGTTCGCGGAACTGCTGAACCGGAACTTCGATGATGTGAGGGCCTTATACGGCCTAGCGAAGCTCTATCTTGAGGGGGAGCACTATGGGCTGGCCTTTAACCTCTTCCGCGTTTGCGCGAGCTTCAAGAGGCTGGGGCCTGGCCCTTGGAATCAGATGGGGCTGTGTCAGGCCGAGACATACGACGTAGACACGGCGCTTTATTGCTTCCGTAGGGCCTTACAGATTGACGACAAGGACGTTCACGCCCTCTCCAACATCTCGCTCGCTCACCTTCTGAGGTGCGAGCCGGACAAGGCGATTCGGTTTGGGAATCTCGCCCTAGAGGTAAACCCGGATTTCGAGGCGGCGAGGCACAACATCGCCTACGCCCACCTTCTGCTTAGGAACTGGAAGGAAGGGTGGGAAGGGCATCAGCGGATTCTCGGCAAGGTCAAGACGAGGACCGAGCGGTTCTACGAGCACAAGGGAAAGATCCTTCCACGGTGGGACGGGAGCCACGGTAAGTCGGTGCTCGTCTATGGAGAGCAGGGCATCGGGGACGAGATTTCCTTCGCCTCCTGTATCCCTGATCTGGTGGGGGTCTCCAAGTTCGTGGCGCTCGACTGCGACCACAGACTGGAAAGCCTCTTCCGGCGGTCGTTTCCTCAGGTCTCAGTACACGGGACGAGGTTTAAAGACCCCACGGAATGGATTGACGAGCACGAGCTGGATGCGTGCGTCGCTATCGGGGATCTCCCGACGTACTTCCGGAACGCGGATACGGACTTTCCGGGAACGCCTTACTTGAAGGCTGGGCCCGGAAGAGTAGCTAAGTGGAAGCAGCTTTTCGACGGTGGAGTAAAGCCCGTCATCGGGATTGCGTGGACCGGCGGTAAGCCAAACACCGGGAGCTACAAGCGAAGTCTCAAGCTAGAGGATTTGGAGCCGATTCTTAGGGCGGTGCCTGCAACGTGGGTCTCTCTGGAGTACAAGGACCGTGACGACGAAATACAGGCGTTCAAAGAAAAAACCGGCATCGAGATCCAGAGCTACCAAGCCAGCCGATCCCAAGACTACGACGATACCGCTGGTCTCGTTGCGTCAGTTGACCTTGTGGTTAGCGTCACGACTGCGGTCGTTCACCTCTCGGGGGCGCTAGGGAAGGAGTGTTGGACGCTCGTTCCCTCTAACCCGAGGTGGTTCTACGGGCTGGAGGGTGATTCGGTCTGGTACAAGTCGGCCAAGTTCTTCCGGCAAACGAAGAACGGAAACTGGCCGGTTGAGGATGTCGCCAAGCTACTAAAGCTTCGCTTCGGCTAGTGGGGCTGGGTGACTGGATCATGGCGACTGCGGACGCCAGGGAAGCGAACGTCCGCACAGGTCTACCGGTCCTCTTCCTAGGCGAGAGGAAGCATTTTTGGTGCGAGGAGGTATTCGCTAACAACCCGCGAATCCTCCATGAGCCTGTAGGCAGATACACGGTCGTTGAGAACTACCCCGGAAGGCGCCCCTACATCCGGGAGATCCTGCGGGACAGATTTGTCTACGAGGATTCGTTCAGGGTCGCTCCGGGAGAGATTTACCTTGCTCCTGAAGAGATGGTGGGGGTTCCGGGAGCGGTGATTGTGGAGCCCCATACGAAGCAGCAGATGGGGTTTTCCCGAAACAAGGCTTGGCCGTGGGAGAGGTGGCAGGAGCTAGTCAGGTCTCTAGACCTCCCGTGGGTGCAGCTCGTTCCGCCGCGCGCTCGGGTGCTGGATGGGGTGAGAGCCATACCAACGCAGTTCCGGGAGGCGCTGGCGCACATCGCGGATGCTTCCCTCGTCGTCACCACGGACGGGGCCTTCCACCATGCAGCAGCGGCCCTTGGGAAGTCGGCGGTGGTCTTATGGGGTGGCGCGGCTCCGTCGAGGATTCTTGGCTACGAGACCCATACAAACATCGGACATGAGCCGGATGCGTGTGGATCTATCAACGACTGCGACCATTGCAAGCGAGCAATGGAAAGAATAACCGTCGAGGAAGTGAAAGGCGCGATTGAAGAACGTCTACGGGGTTTGGCTACCGGATCATGAGCAGCATCTTCAGCAATTCGCCGATGGCGAGGGCTGGAGGTACCAGGACGTTAAGTATCGAAAGGCTCTCAAGTTCGCGCGGAAGTTCGACCATGCGGTGGATGTAGGGGCGCACTGCGGGCTCTGGGCCATGCAGATGGTCGATGACTTCCAGCACGTAACGTCTTTTGAGCCCGTTGCTGAACATAGGGAGTGCTGGCAGAAGAACGTAATTGGAAACGCGACGCTCCTTCCCTATGCGCTGGGGGAGACGTTTGGAAAGGTGAAGATCCGGACAGCCCAAGGCTCCTCCGGTGATTCATGGGTTGATGGGGAGGGGGAGATTGAAATGCGGCCCCTGGACTCCTTTAACCTCGATTGCGACTTCCTCAAGATCGACTGCGAGGGATTTGAGCTATTCGTCCTGAAAGGGGCGGTGGACACCCTGCAACGCTGCAAGCCGGTCTTGGTGGTGGAGCAAAAGCCCGGTCATGGAAAGCGGTTTGGGCTGGGAGATGCCGACGCGATTCCCTTTCTTGAAAAGATGGGGGCGAAGCTCCGCGACAGCATCTCCGGAGACTTCATCTTTACCTGGTGAATGTCTACCTAACGGGTTTCGGCAAGCGCGATCAGTACATAAGAAGTCTGGGGGATAGCTGGGGAGCGAAGTTCTTCGACACCTCCCATAGCTTGGTAGGTGGGTTGTCTCTGTTTGTCGGCTTCGATTGCCTCTCCGACGAGCGGATGATGGAGTGCTGGAGGAAGGGGCTCAGGTTCCTCCACGTAGACCATGCGTACTTCAGGCGTGGTTACGAAGGAAACAACATGCGGGTGTCGGTGGATCACTTCCACACGACAAAGCTTCTAAACGTACCCGCAGACAGGCTCAAGCGGTTCGGGGTGAGTCCTCAGCCTTGGAAGAAGGGGCGGGAGGTAATCGTCCTCGCCCCCTCCCAGAAGGTTTGCAAGGTCTTGGGAGTCTCGGGCCATTGGGCGAAGGAAACCGCCCGGCTCCTGATGAGCCATACCGACCGGCCCGTAAGGGTGAAGGAGAAAGGGCCGGGGCTCTTGGGAGAACTGAAGGACTGCCATGCGGTGGTCGGTCTCTCCTCGGTGGCTGAGGTGGAAGCAGCCGTTTACGGGGTGCCCGTGTTTGCGTCGGAGCATTCCCCTGCATCCACGATAGCAGAACGAGACTTCACGAAGATTGAAACGCCCATCTATCCCGACCGGGAGATGTGGCTAAGGACATTGACGTACAGCCAGTGGCACAAGTCCGAGATGGCTGACGGCACAACAAGAAGACACCTGGAGAGGGTGCTGAATGGCGATCTCGACCTATGCCGAGCTTCAGACGGCGGTAAGCAACTGGCTTGACCGCTCGGATCTGTCGTCCCGCGTCCCTGAATTCATCTCGCTGGCGGAGAGCCGCATTGCGCGCAAGCTCCGCATCCGGGAGATGGAGACGGAGTCGGATGTCTCTATCGTGGCCGGCACTCGCACAGCGGCGCTCCCTACGGGGTTTCGGGAGGTGCGGAGGGTGTATCTCAACACCAACCCGATTACAGACCTTGAGTACATGGCGTCGCCGGACTACTGGAAGCGTTACGCCAGCACCAACACCGGCAAGCCCGTAGTTTTCACCATCGAGGGATCGAACCTTGTATTCGGGCCGATTCCTGACGCAGCGTACACGGCCAAAGTCCTGCACTACAAGGCGCTGGATGCGCTGGCGACTTCCGCTCATGGGGTGTTCACGGCCAACCCCGATGTGTACCTCTACGGAAGCCTTCTCGCTGCCGAGCCCTTCCTGAAGAACGACAAGCGGGTGCAGCTCTGGAAAGCGATGTTTGACGAGGCGCTGATGGAGTTGGAGGCCCAGAACAGCAAGCAGGCGGGGCCGCTCGTTATCCGCGACGACTCGAATCCGTACTAGTCGTGGAAATCCAGCTCATCGGCTATGCCCCGGATCTACCTCCGACGACGCCGGGGGTAATCACTACCTGCACGAACATGGTCCCGACCATGCGCGGGATGAAGGGCGCTCCGGGGGTGCAGACGCCTTCCGGGGTTACCTCGGCCCTTGCTGCTGCCTGCCAAGGGGCGGCGGCGATGAGGAAGCTGGACGAGTCGGTGAGGGTCTTCGCTGGAACATCCACTGACCTCTACGAGATTGCCTCTGGGGCTTGGACGAGCAGGACGAGGGCTTCCGGTGGGTCTTACGCCCTAGGGTCTGACGTGCGCTGGCGGTTCGCTCAGTTCGGGGACGTGTCTTTGGCTGCGGCCAAGTCCGACACGCTGCAATACACCTCCAGCGGGGCGTTTGCGGACGTGACCGGCGCTCCCAAGGCTGGGGTAGTGGAGGTGGTCGGCCAATTCGTCTTCCTCGGGGATACGAACGAGGCGACCTACGGGGATTCTCCTAACCGGTGGTGGTGCTCCGCCAAAGGGGACTACACCGACTGGACGCCTGCTATCTCTACGGAATGTGCTACAGGCGCAATTACCTCGACGCCGGGGAAGATCCGGGCGATTAAGCGGTTCGGGCCGCACGTCGTTATCTACAAGCTCCGCTCCATCCACCTTGGGATTTATGCGGGGCAGCCTTCTATCTGGAACTTCGACCGGGAAGTCTCCAGCCAGGTCGGGGCGGTGTCGCACGATGCTGTTGCGGACGTTGGAACCCCGGAAGAACCGCGACACATCTTCATGGGGTTTGACGACTTCTACGAGTTCAACGGGGGAAGACCCAGACCCATTGGTCAGGGGTGGGTAAAGGAAACGGTATTCAACGAGCTGAACAAGACGTACATGGAGCGTGCGATTGCGCTCCTGGATCGGATCAACTCGCTCGTTTACTTCTTCTATCCGTCTGGTGCTTCCAACAACCCGGACAAGTGCGTCGTCTACAACTACAAGACGGAGAGGTGGGGCAGGGCGGATAGGTCGGTGGAGTTCGCCTTTGAATACATCTCCGTGGGTCTCAATTACGACGACTTGGGAAGTCTGTACACGACCTACCACGATCTCCCAAGCATTTCGTATGACTCGACGGTCTGGACTTCGGGTTATCCCATTCCGGCGGTCTTCAACACCTCGCATGAGCTGAAGACGCTGGACGGAAGCTCCTCGACTTCAGGGTTCCGTCTTGGGGATGTTGGAGACGATGAGAAGTTTATTACCGTCTCCAGGGTGAGGCCGCGATTCATCACGGCACCGTCCGCTGCGACGCTCGTTAATTACTACCGGAACAACCTCGGGGATGCCCTGACGACCGGCGCATCGACTGCTTTGTCGAACGGGAAGTTCGACCTCATGAGATCCGCTAGATGGCACCAGCTCGATTTCAGCTTCACCGGGCCTGTCGAATTCGGGCACATGGAAGTAACGATGCTGGAGGATGGCAGTGCCTAGGTTGAACCTGGAGCAGTACCTAACCAAGGACTACGACCAAGCCCTCATGGCGGAAATCATGCGGGCCTTGGAAGACGCGGTTAACAGGCTCTCCGAGGGGCGGATTTACCAGCGATACAACGCGGCTTCAACCGCTCCGACCGGAACAACGGTGGCATATCAAGTCGGGGACTTCATTCCCAACAGCAACCCAATGGAACTGGGGTCTGTGGGATCGAAGTACATCATCTACGGATTTATATGCATCGCATCGGGTGCTCCCGGCGTATGGCGGGAAGTGCGCGTTTTGACGGGCAACTAAGAAGAAAGAAGAACTATGCCTATCCAAAGCTATAACGAGTGGCTAGAGGGGCTGAACAATCAGTTCCGCCTGGGGACGAGCGACGAATTCGGGGCGCAGACCGCCTATGGGTGGGATCGCAATGCGAACTACCAGATGGACCCGGACGAGCTTCAGGCCCTTCTGGATGGAACTGCCCAAGGTCATCAGTACAAGATGGCCGGGCAGCGGTTCACGCCCCAAATTGCCGCGCAGACCGGCATTGCTCGGACTGACGATGGCAAGTTCTTCGACCTGAAGGACATCGCTGGCGGTCTTGTAAGCCTTGCCGGGCCTCTTGCTCAGACCGCAGGCTTGGGTCTTGGAATCGGCTCCGGGCTTCACTTCCTGACTGGCGGTGCGATGGGTCTCAGCCCAGCAGCTTTCTCTGCTGGCCTCGCGGACTTTGCGAATGCCGGCAATTTGGCTGGCGGCGCTGCGTCCGCTGGTGCTGGAGCTGGCGCTGCCGGCGGTGCTGCTGCCGGTGGCGGGGCGATGATGCCTGCTGCCGTGCCCCCTGTGGACCCCACGTTTGGCGGCGCGCTTGCGGAAATCGCGCCTGGGGTTTGGGCTAACGTCGGAAACTATGCCGCTT